GTTAGCGTCACAGGATGCGGCAGAAGTAAGAAGTATCAACGAACAGTTAGAGGACGTAAACGCGGAAATCGGAGAAACAGAAGAAGAAATCAGAGCGATTGACGGAGAAGGTGGAGAACCGGCCCCATTTAATGACCCGGACGATCCGGTAAATGACCCGGCAGCCGCCCCACAGCAGAGAGGCTTAGCACCAGTACCGGGCGCAGGTGACCCGGTAGGAACGACCGTGGTTCGAGGTGCTTATGGTCAGCACACAAACATGAACAACCAGCCTGACAATAACGACCCTTACGGAACTATTGAGTATCGTACAGCGTTTAAGAATTATGTGCAGCGTGGAACACCTATTCCAGCCGAACTGATTCAGAGAGCAGGAGGCGATCCCGGCCCAACCGTTGCCGCTGACTTAGGGATGATTATTCCGACAACCATCATGAATGAATTTATCAAGAAAGTATCTAAGGTATACGGTCAGTTATATTCTAAGGTGCGTAAGTTAAACATTCAGGGCGGTGTGAAGTTCCCTATTTCCGACTTAAAGGCTAACTTTAAGTGGATTACAGAAACAACCGTTTCTACTAGACAGAAGGCTGGAGACATTAAAGAATACATTGAATTTTCTTATAACATCGGTGAGATTCGTGTATCACAGACATTGCTTTCACAGGTCGTTACACTTTCCCTCTTTGAGGAAGAAATCGTAAGAATTATGACGGAGGCATATGTTGAGGCAATGGATAAAGGTATTATTGCCGGAACAGGTCAGGGACAGATGCTTGGTATTCTCAAAGACACTCGTGTAACAAGTCAGAAAGGCCATATCATTGAGTTTACAGATGCCGAATTTTCCGACTGGGAAAAATGGAGAAAGAAACTCTTTGCAATCATCCCACTTTCAAAACGTGGACAGGGTGAATTTATTTTCACAGCCGGAACGGTTGAAAGTAATCTCTTAACCATGAAGGACGCAAATAATAGACCTGTATTCCGTGAAGCAACAGACTTAAACGTGGGCGAGTCCGCTACTTCTGGCAGATTTTACGGCCGTGAGGTAACAATGGTAGAGCCTGACATTGTCGCAGACTTTGACAGTGCAAATACTGGCGACGTTGTAGGTGTTTACTGGATTCCTAACGACTACGCAATCAATACGAACCTTGCGTTCGGTATGAAGCGTTATTTTGACGAGGAAAAGAACGAATGGGTAAACAAAGGCCTTACTATCGTGGACGGTAAGATTGTAGACCCACAGGGATGCTATATCATCAAAAAGAAATAATGAGGTGATTATATGATTATTGACACAACGGTAAAAGCCTTAAAGAATCTGTGTG